AATTAGATATAACATCATCAACACCAGAATAACCAACTCTTTCATCTAACCCCGCATATGATTCACAAATTGTGCGAACCTCAGTAGTGTACTTTGCCATACGATCACCTCATCAGTTCGTTCTAATATCATAAACAACATCACTCAGCTTACCATCGCCACTCTGACCCGCAAACATGGTTTCATCATCAATTTCACGGTAATCTTCTCTGAAGTCAACCTCAATTTCCAGATCGAACATCCTGTTAATTTCTTCAGCGGCTCTCCGTCTGGCATTCAGTCTGCTATATCTGCTTGCTATCGTACCACCCATCTGTCTGATTACTTCATCAGTAACCATTCTTTCCTTTTTCTGGTACGATGTGTTGCTGATCCCTAGATAAGTCAGTGCTTCATTCCAATACTGGTTCTTAAGCTGATAAAGTTTATCCCCAACATACGGTGCATCCGTCTTAAGTGCTTTAAGGGCGTTAATGTCCAGATTCTTATCACCGAATATCACAGGAGAATTGCCATCGAATTCCTTATATAAATTCAATAAGGTCAACCTTTGCTGTTCCGTCCCCTGCACTAATACAGGAGTTTTCTGCGCTCTCGCATTAACGCCAATAATACAGTCAAGATCCCATAACCTATGAGCAAAGACTCTAACTAACTCAACACTGTTTGTTCTGATCTCATTATTGTAAATCAGTACACTGTCTTTATCGGTCAGTTCTCTCTGATAGCCATTAACAGCATATGCTCTGCGTCTGATCGGAATCCTATAGACATTGAACCCACCATTCATAGCACACTGTAAAGCAAGGAAACCAAGTTCCTCATCCTTAAAGAACACAGCATCACCATCCATGAACAGGGTATACTCAAGAAACCTGTCATCCACAGTATCAGGAAGATTCTTCCACTCAAACATGGAAATGGACAACTCCAACAGCCGATTGAAATAGTGAATATAATTCCTTTTGTTATTCAGCGCGCTTTCATCAAAATAAGTTCTGTTCCTTCGCCTTGGCATTTCATCACCTCTCGATCATGTAGGAGCGTTATTTAATGAATAGTTACCTATGTTACTGTGGTTCTTCCAGAAGCGTACACCTCTGTCAAAGATGCTCTCGATCTCTGCGGCATCATCAGACGGCAGATTGCCATGCACAGTGCAACCGATAGTCTTTACATAAGTGAAGTATGGTCTTGCGTTCATGTTGGGTGTAGCAACCTGTTTGATAGCATAGCCAAACATAGTAAAGTAATCGTCTATCATCATAGCATAGTTCTTAGTGATACACTTTTCTTCAAAATAGAAGTCCTTAGTCTGGTCTGCGGTCATAAGGTCATTGTTAGCAACTCCCTTAGAAACGTTTGGCATCCGCTGATAATCTGTATGACGTGCCATTGTTCTTCCAACACTGTCAACGGATGTGGCTATCTGATTTATTCCACTTCCTACGCCCTGAAGATTTCCGATAGCGGCACTTCCTACTGCACTGATAATTCCAGACGCTATTCCTACCCCACCAAAGATGCCTGTGCTTGCCTTATCATAGTCAATGGTACTTTTATTCATAGCATAATATGCTTTCCAAGTATCAATGGCATAGTTGCAAGTGGTGAAGTGCCGCATATCAATCTGTTCATCGTAGGCAACAGCCTGTCCTTTATAGTTAATCGGATACAGTGCTATCAGTGGATTACTGGATATAAGCGTTTTCATGTTGAAAGTGCAAACACCAGTTGACTGCTGATCCGGTAGAGTGTTGAAATACTCATACTTGTAATCAACGCTGTTACCCTCTGAGTTATAAACACTTAAGCACTTATAAGGATAAGTAAATAGTTTCTTATTCTTCGGGACATATCCTGCAATATCACTATACGGCTTAGCTATCGGAATGTCAACAGTGAATGGTGCGGAAGTTCCACCCGCAATAATTGCACCAGCGGCATAGCTATAGGGAAGCATCATGATACAGGCAATAGCTTCAGACCCTGCCGATTGCGTGATCGCTTCAAGATACGCATTTATGTGGGAAGCACCTTCAGCGGTTGCAGGTTCAACGATCATCTGACAGCCTGAGTAAACGCCGCAATAAATTGCCCCAGTAGCGGGAACTGGTGTAGGGTCTGTAGTTCCTGTAGCTGTCTGTGAAGTGAACAAGCATATTGCCCACCCGCCAGAAAGAACCCCGGTATTACCACGATATTCAGTAATATACTCACCAGTGTCCAGACCTTCATCTGCGATGTTTGAGCCGATGTAATCATTCACAGTATGCTGTCTTTCAATGAAGCACTGTCCTAACTGGAATGTACCCATCCAAGTCATAAGCACGTCAATTTCAAAACGCACCTGTGTACACTGATTGTTGATATACTCTACACCAGTTATGAACGCATATATCCACTTATTCTCAAAGCTAGTATTCTGGAATCTCATGTATCCTGCACGATACAGAGTTGAGATTCCAAATTCTACCCTGATTACACCGCGTTCTGCTCTGGTGTAACTAACCTGAGTGGCCTGTGCCACTCTAGGTATGTTACTGAAGTATGCGTCCTTTGCCGCTTCTGTAGCAAAGTAAAGGCTGTTCTCGTAATTAGGTGATAACCCAAGTTCACCAAAGAACTGAACTATTGTATTTGGTGGAACGTAACCCATTATTCACCTCTTTCATCCTCTGTTTCTTCCTGAGTTTCCTTCTGCTCTGTTTCAGCTTTGACAGCTTCAGTCAGACCTTCCACAGTTTTCTCAGAAACAGGCTTAAGATCAGGATTGCTGATTGTCTGCCTTCCAGACCCCAGCGTGCCAGACTGTGACTCTCCGATATAGAGTTTCGTGTCTGCTACATATTCCAGTTCCAGAATGTTACCGATGTCTGCCCATATGTTGTTTGTTCCTAAGAGTGTGGTGATTTCCTGTGGGGAAAGCTGAAATTCGGCAGGTTCAGCCAACGGATAAGCAATCGTCTGTTCTCCGACTCCTGACACAAAGTCTGAAATGGTATCATATCTTTCGTCACGGATGTATATGCTACCACTTGAAACACAAGCAATGGTGTTGTTAATCGGGCTAGTACCAGTATTTGACGGTAATCCAACAGTATAAATAGAGGACGTAAGTCCTTCTAATCGTGTTGTGTTATTAGGTGGGAGTTTGATTGTGCTTGACAGTGATGTTGTTTCAAATCTACCGTACTGGCTGTTATAGGTGAATGTAAGATCACTGATTTTGCAAAGTTTTTTATTTACAACCAGCTTTCCAGTTATCGCATCAAGTGTACCACCGTATACAGTCCCCGCTTCGGTTTCCCAGTTGACGGAGTAGCTATTACCTTTTGCTTCCTCGTATTCGCTTGCAGAAATAGCAAGCATCATATTTACTTGAATATCAACTTGTTTATTCTGTGCTACAGAAGCGTTTACATATAACCTAAAGTGTATGGTAGTATCTGAACTCAAACTAAAATTAAGACTAGAGCCATCATCATACCCAATCGTTTTTCCTTCACGCCAAAGTTGCATTCTTAGTCCATAATCACTAGCATTCACAGGCATACCAGACAGTGTATATGTCCCCGCTTTAAGCCGAATGGTATCAAGTGGAAAAACGCCATTATTTGAGCTAGTGTACATACCACTTACATGAAAAGTTGTATCATTTGAGTCTATAGTCAATCCATGAAGATTACCACTTGTGAACGGTTTATAGATCAAATTCTTTCCGCACCTAACCACACTAACTCCACTTCTACCAACAATCGGTCTGACATTCTTAGGACTTGGATCACCTTCGCCTATCTGAATCAAATCAATATTTACAAGCAGTTTCCGGATCAGTGTTTCATCAGCACCGTCTGCAAACGTAGCAACTGCCACATTGTTAATCGTCTGGACAATGGCGTCAGCTTTCTCTTCCAGAAGTTCTTTGATAATTTCTTTCAGTGCTTCAGCATCGCACCAGATGCAGTTAGGGTAGAGCGTTTCCGTACTTCCGTCAAGGAAAGTAATTGTCACTCGTCTTTCAGAATCAATAGAAACAGATTTTACTGCTCTCATATCTCACTCTCCTTTTAAGAAGTGGGGACATAAAGTCCCCACCTAAATACTGAATCACTCTTTAGAAAGGGTGATAGTATCTCCAACATCAGAAGCGGCAGTAATAGCAGACCCTGCGGTGTAAACAGTGCCCTTGACAGTAGCCTGAACGGTAATTTCTGTTGCGGCTTTTGCAATCGGAATAATGATTGCGCCATACGGATGAACAGCAATGCCGTTAGTAGTAAGTGCTTCAGTCTGATCAAAGTGAACATCACCCGCCATAAGGATAGGATTAGCAATATCACTCTTAAGCGTAAGTACTGTGGCAGTTTCACTTTCGGACTTGCTGTCAATCGAAACAGTAATTGTAGCCGGAAGTGCAGGAGCGGCAGACTGCTTCACGAACACAATCGCATTGGAGAACGGAGAACTGGAAACGGTTTTCCAGACATTGTAGAAATAATTCCAGTACATCCCGGACGCGACATACGTTTCCGTGAATTTGGCATTGTTATCGTAAACCTGAAACCACTCTCTGTCAACCAGTACCGCAAGCACATCTGACATGAGTGCCAGTTCTGCATCCGTAACAGGCTCAACCATATCACTGTTAGCCATGATGATAGAGAAGCGATCGTTGTCAAAGGTATCCCATCTGTCGATCAGCATCAGCCTACCCATGAAGTCAGCCTTTTCCATATTGAAAGCGGATGCCAGAACATTCACATCGTACTGAGCATTGAAGTAGCTGTCCATGAAGATGTACTGATCAGCCTTGGGCGTAGTGGTTGTAACACCTTCTGCATTGTAATCTTTGGACATGAATCCCAGATGATTGGATGTACCTCTGAACGCGATAGCCGCATTATGGATGTCAGTATCATCGACAGCAACAGGGTACATTTTTCCGTGAGAGATTGCCTTGATCATGAGATATTTGAACAGCAGATATTCGTCGTACTCAGCCGACGTGTAAACAGCGTCAACGACCTTTGCAATCAGGTCTTGTACACCGTCAGCAGACAGGAAAGCAGTTCTCAGATCCTCATCCTGAATGGTGATCGGATACTGCACTCGCCAGTTCATGCAGTGGAAAGCAGAATGTACATCAGGCAGAGAACGCTTGAATTCTCTTGCTTCAGCCTTTTCCACAGAGAACTCTCTGGCTTTAGTGATGTTGACGAAAACTTCCTCAACAGTTTCACCGAATTCCAGATACCCTTTCTTAAGCTGTGCGTAAGCGTTGTTAAACGTGGCACTCTTAATTCTGACAGCCGCAATTCGGTTTACAAGTGCATTGATAAACTGGTTCGCCAGAGCGGGATATCCGTAGAGAATTTCTCCGACCTTCGGAATCTCGTTAGCTTTTGTAATTGCAGGGACAAGACTCTGGTACTCAGCATTTGCATTTGCCCTGATCGTGTTGATAATGTCAATCGTGCTTGCATTAAGCGTAGAAACTGTAACTCTTCTAGGCATATTAAAACCCTCCCTTAACTAAAAAGTGCTTCAAATGTAAGTGGCTTGATTTCAGGTTCAGGATCGGGATCAGGTTCGTTACCTTCCGTATTGAAGAACCTGTCGTGATATCTCTGCCGCCAACTTGCGTCATTTTCTTCGTACTTCTGTTTCCAGTCAGTACTGTCTTTACTGCGTGTTTCAAAATCTGTAAGTGTATCGGAAACGTCATCCAGAAGTGCAAGACCTTCATCAGTGTTTCCGCTGTCACCCATTATATCTCTCAGTCCTGTTAAGATTTCTTCTCTCGTTCTTACTGCCATTATACGTATCTCCTTGGTTTAACCATCATCCACCACTTGAACTTACGCTTTCCTTCCGTATCATCTCCACCGCTTGTTCCGGGATCGTACCCGTCAAACCAGAAATAAATCATCATAAGGTTTCCCAACTGTTGTGGTGATAGGTATCCAAGATACTGGTTCGATGAATACCACGCGTAAGTTCTGGGATCGTCTGTTTTGTGCTGATCAATATAATCGTAGAACGCTTGAGCCGCTTCTAATCTTTCCTGATATGCATCCCCGGGAACACCTTCCCAGTTCGCAAGGAAATCCCAGACAAGATCAGCAAGGTTCGTAGAATCTGAAGCAAGGAATTCCTGAAGCGTGTGGTAGTTCCCTCTGGTTGACGGGTCATTGTACCACACGTTCTCATAAACAAGGAAGTCTAGCTGTCCGTCACCTTCACCGTCCAGATATCCGTGACTGGTAACATATTCGTGCAACTGATACAATCTTCCGTGCGGATCACCGTTAGTGTTAGTCCATTGTCCAAGACCATAACCATGAAGAAGATCAGTCCACTGTGATACTACCAGTCCTTCCCATATTCCGGGATTAAGGCCTGACTCTCTTTTAAAGCATCCTGCGATAGCGGCTACTACATACGCACTTACGCTAAGACCACCGCTTGCTCCACCGTAAGTCCAAAGGGAACTGTAGCTTGAAGCATCGGTCGTATAGTCGTTAATTGACACTTGTCGATCCAACGAATACCCTGCACTGTGCGCTCCCATTGTTCTGCCCTGGCCAGTGCCGGCTTCATAGACCATTTCCGTGTGCGTACTTCTCAGTAGAATATCGCCCTTTTTCCATTCACCGTTTATATTCGCCTGTGTAAAACCAAGTGCGGTAAGCCAGTCTGCTTCATTGTAAGTAGTGATTGCGTTTCCTGAGTAGGCAGTCCCGGTCGCAGTCTGGTAAGCACCTTCAACATCAAAACCCCCCGCTTTCAGTGCGTACCAGATAAAGGATGAACAGTCATAGTAGACTATCCCGTTTACTTTCTGCTGATTTCTGTATGCCTGACTGTAACCTACATTAGAAGCATTACATTCTCTTATTGCCCACTTGTAAGCGGCATTTATATTTGCTCCCATTTAATCACCATACTTCTTAAAAAGTTTCAACAGTGCGTTGACGCATTCCTGCACCTTGTCAGGATTATAACCTTCTGCCTTTAAAGACTGAATCCGTGCCGCACCGTTTCCATATTCCCCGGCTATTACCGCAAACGCACAAGATACTGTACTTGGCATCCCTATCAGAATCGCATTATCCTTCAACTTTCAGCACCCCCATATCCAGTCTGTCCGTGAGTTTCTGCAAGGCTAGTGTGTTGTTGTTTAATGCTTCTGTGATGCTACTCATTTCATCGCTGTGCCGCTTTTCAATTTCGGATATCTGTTCACGCTGTTTGTTGGTTTCTTCGTGAACATAGTATCCCATCGCGATGCAACAGGCGATTGGAAAGCCGACAGAACCGATAAGCTGTGTGATCATTGCCGCATCCATAGAATCACCCCCTTCTAATTTATCTTAGCATATAGCTTGAAATAAGTCAACAATTTTGGTATAATTGAACAAAGGAGGT